CGGGACGCCCGGCCGCCCCGCGTCCCGGCGCCGGTACGAAGGGAGTAATGGCCACATAACCGGCAGGAGTGCCCACGGCCGCATCGTAAAGGCCTGCCTTGGCCGTGTCATAGTTCTGCCCTTCATAACCGCTTGTCGGGTCCTCATCATTGATTTCCTCTCCTCCGGCTCGTGCCTCATAAGCACGGGTGGCCGACTGGGAAACCTCCTGCCCGTAGGCGTCGGCCGCCTTTTCCACCTTCCCAATGTAGTTCGGGAGGGCGTTTTCGATATTCGTGGTAGTCCTGTCTGCCTGGTCATAGAGATCCTGACCGAAAGATTTCAGCTTGCCCAGGATAGAATCATCCTGCTGGGCCGGGGAATTGTTCGCCAGGTCATCGAATCCCGTTTCTCCATAGTTCATCTAAATCACCTCACCAAACATGAGATACATAGGCATCATTTCCGGAAGCCTTCAGCCCTGCGATGATTTTTTCAGGGGACCACCCCTGCTGCCGGAGTTCATCGATTCTGGCGTCCACCGGGTCCTGCTGGCCGCCAGAAGAGCCGCCGGTGGAAGGCAGCGCGCTCATGAGGGGAGAGTAGTATGGGCTGTCCGATTCATCCTTGTCAGGATTGTCCTTCACCCATCTAATGTGCAGCTGGCGCAGAGAAGAAATCTGCTGAGAAGTAAGACCGCTGGTGCCGCCTCCTGAAGGATTTGTCATTCTGTAGTTGTTCATGGCGATGTTGGAGTTGGCCACCCTGTCCTGTGCGTTGGCTCTCTGCTGGTCAATATCAATTTTCTTCATGGTGGCAGGGTCTGTGATGAATTTTCTGCTCTTCACATCCCAGAATCCTGCAGTCGTTCTGATGTACTGGTCTCGCGGATCAGAGAAATCTCCGGCGTCGGTGACAGCCCCGCTATCCCCGCTAATGCGGACAATGTGGCCGTTCTTCCCCTGCATGTACTTATAATCCGGCTTGGTCAGCTTCGAAATGCTGTTCAGGCTGTTCAGGTCAAGCCCCTGGACCCCTGCGTTGGCCGCCATTTCATTGTAGTAGTTGATGGCCGGAATGAGGCCCGGCAGCTTGGAAGAGTGGTAGGTATCCACCACGGTGTTGCCGTCATTGTCCTTCGTGAAGATGAGGGCGTTCAGAATCTGCTCTTTCATGGGGTTCAACACCTTAGAAACGTACTTTTTGCTCTGGGCGTTGTAGGCGCTGTCCTCATCCTGCTTCACCCTGTCGAGTGTCATGGCCCTCGCTTCTTCCGGGGAGTACCCGGCTTTCACAGTTGAGACGTAGAGGTCCCGGTAGGTGGCGCCGTTGTCTGCGATGTTCTTCTGACGGATGGCCTGCCGGTCGGGGGCAGAGGGGAGATCGTTTCCTCCCTGTTCTCCGTTAGAAGGCGCCTGCTCCTGGGGCGCAGAATTGAAATTGGGCTGGGCCATATAGCTCTGTGCGGCGTTTGCAAGGGCAGGTGGTATAGTTGCACCTTCGTTTCCTGCCGACGCTCCTGCGCCGTTTTGAATTCCATTCTGGCCATTTCCGAAAACGCCGCTCAGAATGCCGGTGGGAACCGTGCCACCGCTGGTGGTGGTGCCGGTAATGGGCTGGGCGTTGGACGTGATGGAAGGCATGGCGTTCTGTACCCCGGAAAAGGCATTTTCTAAAAGCCCGCCGCCGGAAAGGCGGGGAAGCGTCGGCGTTGTATCCTGGGGAAGATAGTCCGCCATGGTCTTGGCCTCCTGGGGCTGGGAGCCGGTAAGGTTCGGGAACCATGCATTAGCGTATTCATTCGCCTCATGGGTCTTCTGGATGTCGGAAGCCCGCTTTCCCAGGTAAGTCCCCAGGGCATTCCCCAGAGACTGCCAGACACCCATGTTATCTGCAGGAATATAAGCAACTGCCATGTTATTTCTCCTCCTTTCTATCAGCCTTCCCGTTGGCCGCCTTATCCTTGGCGGTCAGCGGTTCGACAGCGAATCCGTTAGCGTAGAAGAGCGCGCTGTCGTCATCAAGTTCCAGTTCATACACCCTTTCAGCCGCCCTGTTCTTTGTCACGTGGGCCAGTCTGCGGAAGCTGTCCACGGTCCATACCTTCATGCCTGCCTTTAATGCGGAGAGCGGTTTCCTGCCTTCCGGCGTGAGGAATACTTCGGTGGACGTGGTGGTCACCTTCCTGATTGTGCCGTCAATGCTTGGCGCCGTCTCCACGTTGTAGGTATCCTGCTCTCCCATGTCATGCACTTTCTTTACATGGGCCATGTGTCCGCCCTGAATAACGACGGTGTCCCCTTCCGCCATCTTTTCGATGGGCACGTCTCCGTGTCCCGTGGCTACCCTGGTGCCTGCCGGGAAGCATGCGTAGTAGGCTGCTGCAGCGTTGGCCGCCGTGCCAAGAAGGTTTCCGAACCATCCTCCGCTTCCCTGTTTGACGTAGGTCTGCCCCGGGGTGGCGGCTGCGTACCGGTGGCCGCTCATGCTGTTATAGAGATTGAGGTTCGGGCTCTGCAGTCCGATGGCCGCATTGAAGTAGTTGAGGGGAGTAGATGCGGCGTTACTCTGGGCGGCCGCCGCCGTATTAATCGGCTGGTTGGCAAGGCTCGCCTGCTGGCCCGCAAGGCTTCCCTGGGCATTGGCTCCGTTGAGGATGTTGGAAACGTTGTTTCCGGTAAGTCCTGCCTGCTGGCCGATGCCGGAAAGCTGGCCGGAGTAGAGGCCGGAGAGAAGGCCCGCCCTGCCATTAAGGCCATTCAGCTGGTTGTTGTAGGCATTATTCGCAAGGCCTGACGCCGTGTTCATGTCATTGGTGTAGCTGGACGCCAGGGAGTTGGCGGCGTTCTTGGAAATATCATTCATGGCCTGCCCTGCCACGGAGGAATTGATGATTCCCCTGTCAGACAGGGAGGAAAGAGTGCTTCCCATGGTGGAATCCAGGTCAGACTGCAGAGCCTTCTGCCGGTTCTGGGAGTAGGCAGAAGGAAGCTGTCCGGAGAGAAGGCCGCTCATGGTGTCCGCATTGTTTGCCAGAGCCTTCTGGTAATCGCTATCCAGATACTTGTTCCCTTCCTGGTAGGTCTCCATGGCATTGCCGATGCCGTTGATGTAGCCGTTGTTTGCATCATTGGCGCCGGTCACGCCGCTTTGCACCTGCGGAAGTAGGCCGGAAACCGTCTGCCCTGCCTGCTGGGTGCCGGAAAGGGCGCTCTGCAGGAGGCCATTATAATCCGGCGTCACCTGGTTGTTGTTAATCTGCCCGTTCGACAGGTTCATGAGGTTTTTGGAGACGCCCAGGGCATTGGAGAGCCAGTCCATTTCGTTGGAAAGCGCCTGCTTTTCCTCGCTGGATGCCTCCGGCACCTTGGCGGAGGTGCTCACAACTTTCGACTTCTTCCCGCCGCCTCCGAAAAGCTGTAAATCAAATTTCAGCATGATTTTTCTCCTTTCATTAGTTCAGATGGGTGATATCACTGAGCATGACGTGGTAGCGGCGCCCCTGAAAGGTATAGTCAAGTTCTTTCAAATGCTTCATGCCCCACCGGCGCTCGTGCACCTTGGGCGGCCTGGTGGTCCTCGTGATGATTTCCGTGAGGCCGTTCAGGTGCATCACCTCCCTCATGTAGGGGCACATTTCATGGAATTTCCCATAGGTCTGGTTAATAGAGAAATACCGCTTTCCGGCATGTTCCACGATGGACCAGAAGACAAATCCCACATGAGGGAAGTATTTAAAATATTCGTTGTATCCGTCATGGAATCCTCCCTTCTTATCATCCCAGAAAAAGCCGTCAAGGTTCACCCTTTCACCGGTGCGCCTTGAGTAGTCCCTCACCATGTCATGCAGTGAATCCAGTTTCATCTTCCCCGCCGTCCTCTCAGAATGTCTGTTAACTGATGAAGGGCCGAAACGCCGGCCTCATCGAGATTCTCCACCATGCTCAAGAGCTCCGTCATGGAGAGATAGGTGATAATCAGCGTGGTGGCTATGGCACTCCTGCCCATCAGCATGAGGCCGTTGTCCACCAGGAGCGCCGCCATCACCAGAATCATGTAGGTGGCCATCTTGCTCCAAAACTGGCGCCTCATGACGCAGGAAGAAATAAGCCCCTCCCTGTGGGCCTCCGGAATGCCTTTGATGGAGCTGTAGAGGTCATCCGGAAGGCCTGCGCCGTCAAGGCGCTTGTAAGAAATCGCTATCCATCGGGTGAAGAGGTCAAGCATCACCAGGATAGCGAAAATGGAAAAGAGCCCCAGATGGAGCTCTATCCGATAATCCATGACGCCGCCAGCTTAAAGGCCCATTGGTCTGTCAGCCTGGCGGCCGTCTGGGAAATACTGTTAAAAAGTTCAATGTTCATTTGTCACTCCTTATTGGAATAACCGAGAGTGAATTGCCGGTGACGAATGTAACCGTTTCGGGGACTACCAACGCAGCAGGCAATCATAGACATTCAATTTCTACAATGAAAGATGAATCTTCAGAAAGTAATCCACAACCCGCTTATGGCAACGGGAGTTCAAAAACAGGGTATACGAATTACGATGGGAATCATGTTCATCTGTTTACAGGCTCAGGGACCTTTGGCGGGGGTGAATCGCACAATAACCTCCCGCCATACACAGTTGTCTATCGCTGGCGCAGAACCGCCTAAGCTGTCCTCTTCCACCGGAAGATGACTTCATAAGGCTGCATATTATTATGCGAAGCACCCACGCCTGCGGTGGCGGTTGTGCCCGAAAAAGTATGCGTATGGTTCCCGCTCCCCGGTGTTGTAAAGGTGTTCGATGTACTGTTGTCTGAATCATGTACGTGCGAAGCTGCGCCGTGCGAACCGGAAATAGGGAACGTGTGTGTATGCCATCCGGATTCGCTGGTTGTCCCTGAGAAGTAATGATTGTGAGCAGGTATTTCACTCTCGGTGAGTGTGTGCGTTTCCTCTCCACCGGTAGCCCCTGCATTGAAGGTGGTGCCGGTCGCCGCTTTGCCCTGTGCCACCAGCACGCGGCCCGCATCCATGGCCTCCCACGTGCCGCCGAAGAGCGTGGCCGGGGAAGTGCTGTCCGTTGATTCATAGATGGAGCCCACCGGATGTGCGTCCAGCTTGGCCTGGGCGTACACCTTGGATAGGTCCGGCGTGGACAGTTTGATGGTCCTTGACTTGGCATCTGCAGAGAGAGCAATAATCCCCTCTGCCGTGATTGTGAAGGTGTCCTGGTGTCCGTTGGCCGTCACTGTCACATCGCCGATTTTAATTGCTGAAATGCAGTTTTCATTCTTCGTGGCCTCTGCTTCGATTTCCTTCAGCTTCTGCTGGAGGGAAGGTGCCAGCTGCTGAGGGTATTCCTTGTAAGTAATGCTATTCACCGTGGAGCCGTCCGTTTTGGCAGTGCCCACGAAGAGCCGAACCTTATGCTGCCAGGCTGAGCCGGTCCATACATACATCTTGGATTCAAGCGTGGAAAACCAGCACAGGCCGACGTCATTGGCTCCGGCGGATGGCGTACTGTCCTGCTCCACCGGCGCGATGGTGGTAGAGCCGTAGGTCAGAGCCCCTGCGTCAGAGCGCTCGATGTAAAGATAGCTGGTGTTATTGGCAGGGAGCTGCCATGCGGAAAGCTTGTCCCGCACCACGCCGATGTAATCGATGTTTCCGATTTCCCCGCAGCCGTCGGCGAAGCTCATAATGACAGGCGTCACAGAGCCGTTGATAATCACCGCCAGGCCGTCGGAGGAAAGGAAATTCCACGCTCCGGAGAGCATGGCCGCCGAAAGTACTCGCTGGCGGCTTCCTCCCACTGCCCCGCTCGGCTGGGCATTCAGCGCCGTTACCAGGGAGAGGATTTCCTTTCGGTTCTTCTCCACGGCAGAGCGGGTAGAATCCCCCTGGGGCGTTACGTTCAAGGGGTACGTTTCTGCGTAATTCATGAGTGTTAAACCTCCGAATAGGTGTAATCAAACTGCCGGATGGCCACGGAGCCCTTGGCGATGTAGATTTTAATCTGCAGTGACCGGTTCGGCCCGCCGCCAATCTTAAGCAGTTTCGTAAACGATTCATTCGCCAGCGCCGTGTTGGCATCATAAAGCGGCCCCGTGTCGTCATAGAGCCTCTTTTCCGAAACCTTTAACTGCAGCGCCTTGGCTTTCTTATTGGAGATTTCCACCGTGCCGTAGCCTGCTATCTTGTTAGACGTTACGAATGTGTAATTCATCAGCAGGATAAAGAGTTTTTCCGCCAGAAGGTTCCCCGACGTGACTGCCGTCTCTATCTGCTTCCCGTCGTCCGTGTCAATAGCATCGTCAAGGATGCCTATATTATTGCCGTAGGCAATGTACACATCATGGTCAAGGTTCTCCACGTCGTGGAGAGCATGGGAGAGCGTCCGGGTGGTGAACACGCCTCGGCCGTCCGCAAAGCGCGGCAGGTAGTGGTAGATGAAAATGTACTCCGACTTCTCCGACGGCAGAATCCACATCTGCTTTCTTGTGGGCACGTACCACATGGCCGCCGTCTTATCCGTGATGCGGATGAGCTGGGCGTTGATGTTGAGCCCCGTTTCCTCCGGCTGAATGTTCGCGTAGGTATTCGTCGGCATGAAGGACATAAGCCCCGCATTTCCGATGTAGTAAGAATGGTCATTCAGCGAAACAGAAGAGCCGGAGCAGTACGCCGTCTCCGACAGCGGATAGACGGCAAGCGTGCCGCTATGCGGATTTCCCACAACCTGGTAGGCCCTGCCGTACTCTTTGTAGACAATGATGGCCTTGGACAGGAAGGAAACGGAGATAATGCAGCCCTGGTCTTTGTAGCCCACGTCTACGTACTGCGCCGAAGCACTGTTATTGCTGTCACTTGTCCAGCTGGTGTAGTCGCCGATGGCGCTCCAGTGCAGCCGGTGGTCAGAAGTGGACGCCGTTATCACAGAACCGGAATTGGAGCTCACAAAATTGCAGGCATCCGGCGAGCCTGAAACAGTTGAAAGCGTATCTCCTGCCCCGCTTATGGCCTGCAGCTTGCCGCCGGAAGCCACCAGCACGTCGCCGCCGAAAGTCGTGTACCTCGGCCGGCCCGTGCCGGTAAGAGCCCCCAGCTCCGTGGCGCTCTTCCAGTCCTCAGTTTTGTACATCTTTCCATCACTGGTGAAATACCAGCATTTTCTGTTCACGTCGTAGTAGATGGAGGTGATGTCTTTATCCGCCGTATATAAGATGCGGATGCCCGGCACCGTCTGCAGAGCGCCGTCAGTGCCGGAGTACTCGCAGTTATGGGCCTGTACCAGAGCCCTGATGTCTACCGCCTCGGCCGGTTTGCTCCAGTCGATGCCCAGGGGAAATCCCTGCGTGCTGGCGGTCTGGAATACCTGTGCCATGTCCTCACCTTGCCCTTGCGCCCTTGATGGCTTCCGTCAGCTGCTGGATGAATGCATTATCCGCATTGGCGAAATCAATCATGAGGGATTTCTTTTTAACCAGGTAGGAGACGATTTGCACCAGGGCGAAAGTGTACATCTCCGAAAAAGGCACCGCATCGTCCATGCTGGCAATGTGCGGCTTCTTGATGGCATAGTACACGTCCGGAACCGTCTTTCCGTCGTACGTTTGGAACGTTCCGTTCTTCATGGTGATGGGATAGCCGGAAACCGGCATGAACTGGAGGAAATTGGTGGGAATTGCGTCATTGTTGGCTACATCCCGGCAGGAAGTCACCTCGGGATCATGCATGGGCGCCAGAATCATAGAGAGTGTATCAATTGCCGTATTGATATACGGGATATATTCCGCCTCATCATCCAGGATTTCATTCGTATCAAGGTTGATGGTGGTAATCAGTTCGTTCACCGTCATAATCCCAGTACCCCCTTGCTATCACTACATTGGAACCTCCTTCAGAGCGGGCTTTTTCGGCTATCCAGTTCTCCCATTCCTGCAGCAGGGCCGCCATATCCAGGTTCAGGATTCTGGTAACCATGTAATGCACAAGCATGGTCTCCTCGAAATTGTCCCATCCGCTCTCGTCATCGATTTCCTTGTACGAATCATCCACTGCTTCATCCGGCATGTACTTGGTGATGAGATGGCAGAGGAGCTGGTTGCCCTCGTTGTAGTATTCAAGAAACTGGAAAGGCGTGTAGTTGACGTGGGAAGTGTCTCCCACCTGCATGTAGGCCCGGTTGATTAACTGTTTGATGGTCATGTTCCCGCCTCCTTCCGTTGCAATTTCGTTTCAAACGAAAAGGGAGAGGCGAATCGCCACTCCCTGAACGTCGAAACTATATGAAATTAATGAAAATCAGTCTGCAGCGCCGCCGGTCATAACCTGGATTACGCCGTAGTCATTGCCGTTGAAAACAACCTTTTCAATTCCGGCATTGAAGGAAATGCCGTTGCCCTCGCGGTTGCCATAGTCGTCCACCTGTTTGATGGCATCCGGTTCATGGGTGACCGCATAGCAGGCCGCCTGCTGTCCCAGGAGAAGGTTATGCACCACATTGGCGCTGGAGGCACCGGTCTTGGTGGTGGATACTCTTTCGTATTCGTAGAGAACCACGCCGTCGTATTCGCCCAGGGCACCAGTGAAAATCGGGTTATTGGAGCCGCGGATGCCTGCATGTTCCTGCGCTTCCAGCCATGCGGTGTCGGTCTTGAGGTCACGAGCCGCATAGGGTCCGATTAACATGATGTATTTATCCTGGCCTTCGATTTTAATCGGCTTCACCTTCGGAGCGTGCAGCATAGCTTTACGCTTGGCGGTGGAAATTATCGCACAGGTCAGCTTATTATCCGCAGTGATGGAGGCTTCAGTGCCCATCACTTCGCCTGTAGTCGGGGAAGCGGTCAGCTTGGAGATGAGGGTATCATCCTTCCAGTCAGCCAGCCACTGCACCAGTGCAGATTTAATGAGCGGCAGGTTTTCGTAGGGGGACTTATTGTCATCGCCCACATAACGAGCCACTGCGTTTCTCACCTGTTCGGTGGTGACGGAAAAATCGTACATAGTGAGGGTATCTTCGTTATTCACCAGTGCATTGTTGCCGGTCACGCCGTCGCCGGTGAGATTCATGGCGATGCCAAAAGTCACCTTGTCGCCTTTCGCACGTTTCAGGTCTTTATTGGTCTGAATCGGCTTGGAGCCGTCGGTAGAGGTGAATTTATCAAAATAGGAGGCTTTATTGCCTTCTCTCCAAACTTTTGCCGCCCATACCTTCGGCACCAGGGCGGAAGGAATTGCAAATTCTTTAGCCATGATAGTTTACTTCCTTTCTTGTTTAACCACAGTATTCATCAATAGCACGCTGGATGTCCTTTGGCAGGTCCTTTTCCCTGCCTTCACGCACAGCCCGGAGAATGTCCTCATTAGACAGTTTGGGCTGCGCCGGATTGGCGCCGGTAAGGGCCGCCGCTTTAGGCAGTCCTGCCGCCTGTGTCAGCGGGTTGGATGCCTGCGGAGCAGGGGCCGGAGATGGAGCACCTGCAGCGGAGGGAGCTCCCTGCATTGCCGAGATAATCTTATCGCGGAAGGAGAGGAGCACCTTGAAATCTTTCTCCGTGCCCACGCCGTTATCTACACGGCTATAGGCTTCATCAATTTCTCTGGCTTCTCCCCGCTTCATGTCGTTCAGCATCTCGTTTCCCTTCTGATAAATCGCCTGGATGTTCGGAAGGTTGGAGAGATTAGCCTGGACGAAATTCACGTTCTGCTGTCTGAGCTGCATGGCATGCTTGACCTGCTCTTCCTGCTCCCATGCAATGGCCCCCTGCTGACGGACTAAATCCTCGTACTTGGCGGGCTCAGTAAACATAAGGTCCTCAATGTCTTTCTGCGAAAGATTCATGCGGCGGGCCGCTTCTTGTTTCGCATAGGCGAGAATCTCCTGCCTGGTCTTCGGAGGAACGGCCGGCGCCTGTGCCTGCGTCTGCGCCTGCCTCATCTGTGAGAGCTGAGACTTGAGCTGGTTCAGCTCATCGCCAATCGCCTTGCGGCGGGCTCTTTCTTCAGCCAGCGCCTTGCCCAGGTCCCCATGGCCATCAGCACCATCCTGAGGTTTATCGACGTTCTGGTCGTCGGACGGCTGTGCCGGTGGTTCTGCCTGCGGCTCCGGTTCATCGTCTGCAGCCGGTTCTGGGTTCTGTGGGGCGGCCTGCTGAGGTTCTGCCTTCGGTTCCCCTACAGAGGCATCCCCCTGCTTCGGTTCCTGGACAAAGCCCTTGAGGTCGTCCTCGGTAAATCCGAAATCGGATGCATTGGTCATCTGCTGGTTGTCTTCGTCTTTGTCAAACATAAATGTCCTCCTATTGCGGTTTAACGTCGTTCGCCGGACGCAAATGTAGCGGTTTCACGGCATTGCTTGGGCCGAAGATACGGGCGGCTGGTTTAACGACATTAGCCGGGTCGAGTGTCCCGTATCGTGCTTACTGATTCATCGGAATGTTAGGCGGCAGTCCGGCAGGCATCCCCTGCGGAGCCTGCGGCATCTGCTGAGGAGCGGCGATGGCCGGAACCGGTGCCTTGCCTTTGAGCGCCATCCGCTCCGCCATAATCTGCTGCGGCGAGATAGTCACGCCGATAGACTGCAGAGCCTGGGAAAGCGCTTCGGCCGGCAGCTGGTCCAGCGTGCCGGAGACTTTGACATCCGGAACCTTTGGCGCTTCGGCCTGTTCCTGCAGCCGTTTCTTGACAGCCTCTTTTTCGGGGAAGTCCATGAAGTCCAGGATAATGTCCATAGGGATGTCCACCCCTGCCTTTTTAGCGTCCAGAAGCTGATACAGGTTAGCCTGGCGGGCGGTTGCGCTGGCGGAGCTCGTAGTAATCACGATGTCGAAATCAAAGCAGGAAAGGTCATAGAGCACCTTGGCCACGGGGTCGCCCTCCGCATCCAGCACAGGCGCTCCGGTCATTGGGTTAATCTGCGGCTGTACCGTCATGGCCTGCCCAATACCCGGCTCAACCTGAATGAATTCCTTCTTGCCGTCTTCTCCCAGGATGCGGAGGGCCTTTTCATGGTTAAAAAACTGTGGAATAAGCCCCGGCTCTCCCTTGTCACCCCATAGTAGCTGTACAATCTGGAGCTCCGCATCCTTGGCATGGTCGAAGATTTCTGCCGTCTGAACCGTAGTGACCGTCTGCCTCAGGTCGATGGCCTTGCCGCTCATCTGGCCCACGGAGCCGGATAGAGATTCCGGCGTCACGCCGGAAATGGAATAGAAGTCAGCGCTTGACTGCTGTTCAAGCTCAATGTTGCCCACATCCTGCGCCGCCGAAAGGCCGTCGGTAAACGTGAGGCCCGGCGGGAGGAAGATGTTTGCTCCCGGTGTGGTAGAGTGGTCTCGGATATCCCTCTTAACCTTGGCATCGGCCTGCCCCTGCCAATAGCGCACGCCTAATGCCTGCTGGTCTACGATGTGCATCCGCTGGGAACGGTTCTTGTTTAGCTCTCTCTGCGGGTCCTTCAAATCCCGCACAACGCCTGCAGGTTCCAGCCCATCGTCCTTATCTCCGCCCCATCCGGTCTTGTAGCAGAACTGCGCCACCAGCGGGAAACGGCCATGAGTGTACGGGCTCTCGCCTTCTTCCAGGAGCACCTCGCCACAGAAGGTGGCAAAGCGGATGTGTTCATCCGGCACGGTCATCGGCTGCCCGCCGGCGGCCATGAGGGCCATGTACTCCGGAGACGACTTGTCTGAGATGATTTCAGATCCCGCCGTGAATACCTTCTTTGTCCCGTATTTGCGATACCAATATTGAACAACTCGGAGCTTTTTCAGCTCGTTGGAGTACCACAGCGGCGTGGTTTCCACCGTCTCCAGCTCGGTCTCATCGTAATCGTGGAACATGGTGCGGATTTTGTCGGCATGCTCTGGGTACACCTGGCAGAGCTTGTCCGGCGATTCCCATGAGTACCGGCCACAGAAAGCGGCGTCTGACAGGTCGTCCTTCGTGCTTTCCGGGTCTATAAACACATCGAAGGGGCCCACGTTCTCAATCTTGATTTCCCCGTCCATCTTCTTGTAGTTGAAAGAGTAGGATGTCCAATAATAACCGACGCCGCAGGTGATGGCGTCCCTGAATGCCCGTTTCTTGGCCTTCTGGTAGGCCGCTTTATCAAAAACATACTTGGTGATGCCTTTTGCCACGCGGCTCACCCGGTCATCCTCCTCGGAGCGGGGAAGGAAATCCGGCTCGGTCTCGTTCTGAGCAGCATAGCCGCAAAGCAGATTGACGATTGGCCGGATGCGGTTGAGTGTGATAGCCGGTCTCTTGGACCGTCTCATGTTGTTCAAGTCCGCATCAGTCCACTGCTTTCCAGCCACGAATTCATAATCCTGCTTAGCGTAGTCTCGCCAGGTCTCCGACAGCCGGAGTGCCTCCTTTACTCGCTCTTTGGCGTCCTCGAAATCAAAGCCGCCAGCCTGCTGCTGAGGAAGGTCCTTTTCTTCTTCTAATCCTATCATGTTCTCACCTCATTCCACCATTTCTGAACCATACATCATGTCGTACATCTGCCTGAGCTGCCAATCCGGCATCTGCTCAACGAACGCCCGGAGCTCCTGATCTGTGTATTTCCCCGGGATAATCACACCTTTATTCACATGCTCACCGACTTCGCCCTTCAGGACGCGGAAAGCGTAGTCCCTGAGCCCCTTCAGGCTCACAAACTTCATAGATGATAAATCAGCAATCACACGCCCCATGCGGTTCCTTCCTCCCTGTCCGGTCTTACCGGTCTATACTTATCAATCGTGCGTACTTCGCTGATATCCGGGCTCATCGGCCTGGACATCAAGAAATAGCGGAGAGAATCATAAGCATGGTCCTCCTCCTCCGTGTCCACGTCCTCCACTTTGTGCTTGTCGTATGTGAGGGCGGGAAGCGTACGGATGAGGTGATGGCAGGAGGAGAAGATTTTAAGCTTATGTTCTTTAAGCCTCATGTGCACCTGCATCAGCCCCGCCATGCGGTCATTGTCCCCCGGTGTCCAGGGCACGCCCTCGCCTGCAAAGATTTCGGCGATTGTCGGACCATCGTGTCCTGTGCGCTGCCAGATGGCAGGGTCCGCAATCCCGAACGCTCCCGCCAGGTGCTTGACCTTCCTGGACACCTCCCGGGCGGTTTCCTGCGTTCCAGTGTTGACCGTTCCAGGCTTGCAGCCGTACCACTCGCCGATAACGTACACCACGCCGTCGTAGTCCGTTGCGTACTCATAGATAGCGTAGGGCTTTGTGTATCCCCAATCCATAGAGCGATAGCGCGGCCAGCCGGAAGGGATTGGAAATGGATGGATAACGTGCTCATCATTCCTGAATTCTTCAAACACCTGTCCTTCGAAGATGTTCCAGTCGCCGTCTCGGTAGGCCTTACGAAGCTTTTCTGGCAGCGTGTCCAGCTGGGCCTTGTAGGCCTCTGAGATGTGAGGATTATCGTCAACGGTGGCCGGTACAAAAGCCACCTGGGAAGCAAAGGCCTGCATTTCCGGCGGCATATTCCTGTCAATAAAGAGGTTCTTAACCCACATGTGCCCGCGGCCGCCCGGGTTCGTTGCGGCGATAAACTTAGTGTCATTGATGCCTACCCAGCGAAGACGCATCCGCAGGAAGTCAAAAACGATCTGATCATTGAGTGTCAGCTCATCGATAGCTATGGCCGCAAACTCAGATGACAAGTATTTAGACGGCTTATCAAGATTACGAAAACATATGACGCCGCCGCCCAGCGAATCGGACAGGATGAAATCGTGGTCCGTTTCTCTATATTTCCCCAACCACCCCGGAAACTCCATGCGGATTTTGGAGAGCTGGCGGTCTTTAAGGCTTGGATAGTCTTCACAGAAGAGGCCTACTCGAATCCCTTTTATGCCGGTATGCTTGTACCACTCTAGCAGGAGATACACCAGCTCCCAGCGGAGAATGTAAGATTTCCCGCCTCCTGCAGCACCTCCGTAAAGAATATAGGTATTGTCCTTAACAGTCTGCATAAAGCTCCGCTGCCTGGGCGTGGGCTTGATGATGTCATTGATGATGTTAATCCTGCGCGTTGACGTCATCATCTACCTCCAGAGTTACCGATAAGCCCCCGGAGACCTCCGTCTTGTCAACCGGCTTGAACCCGGCGCGGTCCATGATGTCTTTAGCCGCCGCCAGCCTGTCTCGGTCGTCTGCCTGCGGATTTGTGGCAATGCTGAGTATAGTGTCATAGGCCTTTATCGCACCGGCTGCCATCCTAGTGCGCAGATTTCCATATATGTCTGCTTTGTATTCTTCCATCAATTTTTTAACTTTATCATTTTTCATCAGACGGCTGCCTATCATGTAAGCGCTTCGCGGGCTGTATCCGGCATTGATAGCAGCCTGCGTTTGGTTACCGCCGCAATTAAAATATTCAATTACAAATCTCCTGTACCTGTCTTCGGCCGCCATGCCTTTCACCGCCTTTCGAAAAAAATCAAAAAAATTTCATTTTCCCCCTTGACATTACATCGGTGTTGATGTAAGATATAGACAGTTCAAGGGAGCGAATCCCAAAGAGTTAAGCAGAAAGGATGATTAAAATGAGAAAATCTTATGCATGGTACAACGTTTACGGTCACATTTCTTTCGATTCCTTCGGTGGAAATAACGGTTATATTTTCCTGGCGTTCGCATCCGCAGCAGATCGCAACGCATGGGTTGATGACCACTGCTATGACGCATCCGGCAACATCATCGCCGGCAGGGCTTCCCGCAGTGAAGTCGAAGATTCCAGGAACTGCGGGCGCGGGTTCACTGTTATCGACGGAATCTGCTGCCGGATCAATGGCTGGACCGGGTCCCCGACTGACGACGACCTCTATTACATTCATGATTTTTCCGGAGTGCGTGATTTTGGCACGTATTCATGCGACGGGAAAATGTGAGCAGGAGAATGAAAATCAATCTTGACGATGTTCTCACATTAAATGAGGCTTCAAAAATCTACGGGGTTTCTACAGTGACCATCCGCCAGGCATGCACTGGACAGCACGGAACGCCTCCGAGGTTTACGCCGGAAGAATGCCGGAAATCCGAAAAAGTCTGGCTCGTCACCAGGGCCGGCATGGAACGTCTTTATAAAAAATAGCCAACAGAAAACCACACGCCGCTGAACGTGTGGTTTTTCTATTCCGTGAGAAATCCGAATCCCTGTTCCTGATTTCCTACACTAGCATTATAGCAGAAACAAAAGTCCCAATTAGTCCCCACTTTGCTTTTGTGGGAATTTTTCTTCCTTCTTTTCCGGCGGCTGTGGCGTCAGTGCCTCCGCGATGCAGCGGATAGCCTTCTGGTGGCGTCGGAATCCCTCCGTGCGCTCGATATGGTGCGCACGGAAAATGGTCTTCCATGACAGATTCCGAAGATATCGGTCCATCATGAGTGATTCCTGGTCCGGATTTTTGAGCAGGCGGAGTATCCGGATAGCATCCTCTTTATAGCACTCCAGCTCCCAGATTCTCATGGTTAGCTCCCGCACGCAGTCATTTTTCTCGGCGTGGATGCGCATCACCACATCAGCCAGGTCGGAGGAGGTCCCGCCGGAAACATGAGGCTTGCTGTAGTCGATGGCTTTCGCCGCCGCCAGGTCTTCTTCTATGTGGTCACGTTCGTAGACGATAGAGTTATAGAGATTCTGACAGCGGCGCACTTTGTCAAAAAACAGTTTAACTTCTTCTTCCGTCATCCGCTAGCACCTGTCCTTCGGCCTGGGCGCCAGCTTGGAAGCCGGCACCATGGAGCGGAAAACACGTTTCGTGCAGACGTCCCTGATGGCCAGATCATCCGCCAGCTCGAAGCCATTTCCGCGGAGGTAAAAGCGCACCGCCTTCAGGCAGGCAAAGGCATCCGCCGCCTTCTGCTTCTCCTTGATTTCCCGGGCCTCCTCCCGTAAGATGCCCAGAACCTCCGAAAACGTGGGATCCGGGTTCTTTGTTACTCTTTCTTTCATTCCGTGCTTCCCCACGATGTCCCTCCTTGCACTTTGTACTCAACCACCTGGACCATGAGGCCCGGGTTGGCTCCGTAAATCTTGATAATTCCCATTTTCACCACCTGTTTGTCATCATCGAATGCCAGGCCGTTCAGGGCATCAAGCACCACTTTCAAGATGTTGTCGCCGTCCGGCTTGGTAGTCGGCATGATGAGCCCGGCAATGGCCTCTTTCTTCTTCCGCTCGCTCCAGGACTGGGGTATTGGATACTGGGCCTGTATTTTCACAAAGGCGTAGCAGTCGGATGGGAGCTTCTGCCACTCGCCATGGCATTCACGGAAAGCATTCCGGATTCTCTTTTCATAGTCAGCGGTGTTTTTCGGAGTGTAGACGGTGTGAGATTTTTGCGAAAATCGGGGTCGTGCTTTCCCCTGCGGCTTTCCTTCCACGAAAAAGTACAATTACATACCCCCTCTCGCTCCGAAGCGTCTGAGGGCCCTTTTAAGCGATTTTCGATTATCCTCGCCCATGCGTTCGTAGCAAGAACGGGAATCATTGCATTTTCTGACCATCTGCCCCCATTCATCAATCACCCAGTGGCCTTCCCCTTTCCGGAGAGGGCGGCCGCAGTAAGCGCAGTTTCCCTCCGGCGGCATGGCCATGCGTCCGTCATAGTATGGCTTGATGGGCTTGGCCGTCACGCGGGGCGCCGGCCTTTCCGGCGGAGGTCCCAACCTGCCGTGGGGTTCCAGGTCCTTTACAGAGAGCTCCTCCGGCTTCTCCGGAAGGGTCTCCTTTGGATGGAGCTCACTCATGAGCGAGCTGGCCCAGGAGCCGTCATCACGGCTCCCGTGCCTCCGGTTAAACCTTCGCACTCCGTTCCTTCTGCTCATCTTCTGCCTCCTGTCCCTGCTCTCCATGGCGCAGCACAATGCACTCCCTGCAAAGTTTTACATTCTCTTCGCGTAGCTTCTTCAGCATAGTTTCCTCCAGTCAAAATGGGATGTCTTCATCCTTCTCCCCGGGCCCATGCATCGCGCCAGAAGGGGTTCCCTGGGGCTGGTTGGTATAGTCCGAAGAACTGGGCTGTTCCGTGGGCGGAGGCGTCTGCTGGCCGAAGCGGGAAAAGTTTCCGCGTTCCTGCGGCTGTCCCTGCTGCTGGTTCTGGCCGCCGCCCCACTGGCCATTTCCCT